TCAGGGTTTTGCGCGTACAGCCCAGACAAATCACCGCTCATATAGGCACTCTTGGCCGCATCACGAGTAGCGCCGCGCTCTCTACCTTGCTCGATAGTCGCCATGCCGCGTTCAAAAAATGGAGTGTATAAAGGCATAATTGTTCCTAGTACATCTGATTGTCGATTATTTGCTGTTTTGTATAGCCTGACGTATTTGCTGAAGGTCTGCCAAGATAAGACGAATAGCCCTGAGCGACACCACCAACAATATCAGCAATCGCCGCATTCTGAGCCGCTACGCCTTGCATCCGTAAATTAGCGCCCGGTTGACCATTTGGCATATTGCCCGTAATCAATCCGCCTGCCTGTAATTGAGTGTCTAGTTGTGTTCCAGCCGCACCCATCCTGTAAGGACTTCCAGCGGTCCCCCTGTCAAAGCCAGTGGCTGCTATTTCATAACCCTCTGTGCCCGTCCTACCTGTAGCTAATTCAACGCCAGCGCCCTCTAGGCCCGTCTGCCGCATGTCGCGCAAGAAAGCGCCCTCTCCTCCCGTGCGTAAAGATGCCTGTCGTAGTTGCTCTGCGTTCGCCTGTGCGCCCATTTGAGCATTTAAAGCCGTTGTTTCAGCGCCTTGCGTAGCACTCAAAGCCCTGCCCTCTGCACTTAAACCAGCCTGAGCCGCGTTCATGTAGTTTTGGCCCACATCTCTAGCCGTTTGCGCCTCAAACCCCGAAACAGCGCCCGCCGCATTTGGATTGGCTTGTTGCTGGAGCATGTTCATATAGTTTTGGTAATACGATTGCTCAATTCCAGCCCGCTCGTAATTACCGCGATTAGCCCTATCCGCACCCTCTTGGATTCTGCGCCCTGAATACAACGAACCGGCATTTGCGCCTTCTTGCCGTATATCCTCCATCGTGGCTTCTTGAGCGCCGGTAGAGGCATCCATAGCCGCCTGATAAGCGGGGGAATCACGGTAGCCCTTGTATTGCTCGCCAGGACTAAGACCTAGTTCCGCGCCCAATTGCCCTACAGCTTGCCTTTCGGAGTTTAGAAAGGGGGAATATCTCTCGTCAATATTGCCGAATGCGTCCGTCTGTACAGCACTAGCCCGCTCTGCTTGAGCTGTCACGTTGCCAGCAGCGCCACGCAAGCTCTCTACGCCTTGAGACGTGGCATTTCTTAGCGAATTAACGCCCTGATTAGCCGTGCTAGTTATCCGCCCTGCGCCCGCTTCACCGGTTGCTTGTCGTTCGTCAGCCGCAACGCCGATTCTCTCGTAAAGATCGTAAGCAAGACCCTCATTTCTAGCGGCGAAGTCCTGCGCCTTTTTAGCGTAGTCGGCTCCCTTTGTCTGTCGAGTTGTGGCGAATTTCTCAGCACTGTCTGCGTATTCATTGGAAAATGTTTCGTAATTCTCCGCGCCTAATTCGGCTAAAACGCCTTCTTCAATAGCTACCGCCGCCGCCTCATCGCCTCTTTGACGAAGTGTATCGGCCTCAATTTTAGCTTGTGCGAACCTCTCCCTCTCAAGAGCATCAATTCGCTTGCCTTCGCTTTCTGCGGACTTGTTCGCCGCCACGCCAGATGCTACGGCGGCTACTCCGCCGATAATGGCGGGTATAAAGGGAGCTACTGGCATGGAGCCTCCTTCACGAAGTAATAATATTCGTTGTCTTTGTCTACTTCGGTCATAAATTCTCTCGCTAGAGCTGTAGATGCCGGATTATCCAAGCACGTCATTGAGGTAATCTTGTCGCAACGGGCAAACATATAAGTAAACATTTCCTTCAATGCGTCTCTCAACATTTTGCCGCGCCCCTTCTTTAAAGCCTGTGTATGCAATTCGTAAGAATCATCGCGCTTAATCAAAACAAATCCACCGTATTCATAGGTCAGGACAATGTTGTTAGTGTCTTTGATAAACTCGCTCAAATCCACGTCCTCAATTACTTTGGCGCCACCACGCACAGCGGGGTCATTAATCACCGAGTTAATAAACGCGGCATCAAAGTCGCGCTTTACCATGTGGCTACCGCTACTCGTACCCATGCGTCAGTATCCCAACAAATGTAAATGTAATCCTCATCAGCGACTATCGTGCCTTTATCGCCTGCAGCCGTAGCTGAAGCCGGTGTGTCTATTCCTACCGATCTGCCTAGTAGATAAAGATAGTCTTCAAGATACGAAGTCGCCTTCCCGTCTTTAGTAATCGCAATGTCTGGGCTGAAATCACTCGCCATTACATGCTTACCTCGGCCTCTGCATCAATCGAATAAAACTGTACTCTTACCGGATCTGTTACCGATAACTCTAAAATGAAATCTTTGTGCCTTACCAGCTTGCCGAAATTCCTCAAAACAACGCGCTTCGCATGATCACCCCATCCACCCAATGAAATAGGCGAGTGATTAATGTAAGTCTTACCGCCATCCTTCGAATATCTAACCAGCATCAATGGGTCGGTCAGAGAAGGCGATTCAGCTACTCCTACCTCCATATCGACCGCAATTACAGGCAAAAACACGTCTTTTGTAAAACTAATCGACGGGCAGCGCATTGTCGCTTTTAATATCTCCCCGCCCTCTGTCTTTGCATCAGGGTCTAGTATCCAAATGCTCCCGTCTATTCTATCACCGATATAGATGATGTTTTGGTCGCTCAAAGAGTAGTTAGCCCGCCATGCCTCGCCATTAGTAGATGATCGGGTAGTGGAAAGTCCGGTATACACGTTATAGCCCCACGTGTAGTTCACATCAGGAAATGACAAGTAATACATCTTATGGTGCGGTGTATCGACAAAAAAGCCAATACAACTAGCTATTTCTGAGGCTGTAAATCCCGGATTCTGCACCGTTCCATCACCGCGAATCTTTAACTCAAACTCCAAGTCCGAAATTGTCTTAATGTCAGTGCCTTTGACCAGAGATATAGTCGAGTCATCGGCCAGAAAAGCAAAATAATCGTCCTGCTCAGCAAAAGAGCTTTTGGCTAAGATGCCTACGTTCTGACCCATGCCTTTAACTGGGCGAATAGGCACCAGAGAATCAGTAACACTCTGGAAGTATTCCATCGTCTTGCCGCCCAGCGTCCACATAGCCGACTTTTTGGAGATGTTAATCACCACCTCATCAGGCTTGTATTCCGCCGATATGAACGACAAAGGGTTATAAGACGTGCCATCGGACACATCGGAGGCGAATATCTCGTTTCTGTTGTCCCTAGTACACCAAAATCGCTCGTTTAATACCGTTACCGAAGTAGTGGGGAAGAAATCCACGTCGGTTATCTCAACCAAGCCATTCGAGTCGTATATATAACCCTGTCCTTCACCGTTCAGAATCATCACCTGATTGTCACCGGGTACCGAGTTAGACACGATTGTAGCCACTCCAGAGCCGCCCACAACGCCTAAAAACACAGGCACACCCGTAGCAAATCGATACAGCCCAACACCAGAGACAAAATACTTAAACCCACTGTTTAGGTGGATATTCGAGCGCATAGGGTTAGTCAGCGAATCATCATGTAGAGTTAGCCCGTCAAGACGCTTAACAGAGATGAAATCACCATCTCGATTAGTCTCAGCGAGCATATTGACTAAATTGCCCTTCTCCTTAATGGAGTTGTAAGCGCCACTCTTGAGCCCTAATGGGATATTCATTAGTCAACGCCTATTATTAGGCTAATAATGAACTTGATTAGCTGGAACGCCACTATCTTTGCCTCATTTTCACTGTAATCGGATAGTTCGCCACGTCGAAGCCTAATGCCACATCCAGAGATTCCATAGCTAATTGCTTTAATTCTGCCGATCTTTGGGGAGTACAGCCGTATTTGGGGATAAGTCGCACAGCTAGATTGTAAGCTATGCACTCAAACCACTGCTCTGGCAGGTCAAACGTATTCGCCGCCTCTTCCATGATCTGAATTTGTCGCTCGTAGCTGAATCTGATCACCGGAATAGCCGAAACGGGCGGATTCCAGACAAACATCGTGCCAGTTGGCTGAAGTCTGGAGTAATAAGTCTGAATTACTGTGCCGTTTTGGTTCTTATTCGGCAATTGCTCGTAATCTTCCTTCGAAAGAAAATTAATAGGCACTTCGTAATCGGTCGTTTCCTTCCTTCTCACCGACGTTACACGTGAAACGGGCTTAAACGAGTCTAGCGTGTAGTGATAGACCACATTGCCACTAGCAGCCGCCACAAGCAGTGCATCATTGAGAGTTACCGTGTCATTAGCAACAAACGAAGCAATAGTAGACCAGTGCAGGTCGTTATCGTCCGTCACAACGCCTATGGGGTCGTTTACAGCAAATCCGGTAGTAGAGGTCACAGATATTACCGTCTGCCCTATGGCCTCTGCGGCGTCCGTGGTGGTCTCGTTGTAATCGTTGGCTAAATGGGTAGTCGCATCACCGAAAGGGTAAGAAGCCTGCCCGATAGTGAGGAATAAAGTGCCGGTTTCGAAGACCCACAAATGAAGGCCCTGGCCCTCCCATGCCTTCAACATAAAATTCAGCGTTCGCCTTCCTCTTTGAAGCATATCTCCAGACAGAGTCTCGCCGTCCTGCCCTATTTGCAATAAATCAAACGACTCTTCAAGAAGCTCATTGAGGCTTGTCGCAAGTGAATATGTGCCGCTAGTTGCCATTAAATGACCTCTGGAGGAGTTGCCGCTGCCTCAGATGGATTGTTGGACTCAAAGCGTGTGTTCTTGTACGTCACAGTCTCAAGAATCGTAGGCGCGAAGTCTTGCTTGTTTCTGGGGCTCACCGCTTCAGGAACACCATAAAATCCCTGCCAGTCTCGCACCACCTCGGTAGATTTCTTCTTGAAACCGGTTATATCGTCTATGGTATTCGACGCATTTGGCTGAAAGTAGTTAGTTGTTACATAACTTCCCATTGTCTCTACTCCCTTACCAAGACCCCTGTCCTTGTGTGACACTAAACTTCACTGTGCCGCTAGTGTAAGAATTGAATATCAATCTCGACCCCATTACCGGAAAGGCGTAGTTGCCGTTGTCGGTAGCAGTCTTAGCGGAAAGTCCGTCAGTGCTTAACCAGATAGCGTCAGCATCCCAGCTTGAAGTGCCGTAAGAATTCTGTGGCAGATCAAAAGTGTGCTGTACCGTGTAGTCTAGCGTTCCAGAGATAACACCCACGCCGATGGACGCATTAAAGGGCTGTTGCGCGTAGTCAGTCTTGTAGGCTAGTGTCGCCATGGGGCTTGTGCTGCCCGATAGCCAGCCACCTTCGATATTGCCCGTTACAGCGCCATCTACGGTAATGCTTGAAACAGTCGTCCAGTATTTAACCGAGGTAGCTGTGCCCGCGTTAGCTAGGGTCAATTCCTCAACCTGTGCCCCGCCGCCAAACGTCCCTGTAATGGTAGCAACAACGCCTGAGTTATTGCCTGAGCCTTCAATGGCTATGAGCTGGCCTTGCTTGGCATTAGGCAGAGCTACACCGTAGGCATAGGCAACGCCATCCACAACTAAGGCTCCATCGAGCGTCAAAGCACCCGCCGCGCCTGTGGTTTGGTCTTCAATGATTCCATTCGCGTCATTAGTGAGCGCAATGGTTGTGATTATTTGGGGTCGCATCGTTAAATCCTCTTAATAAATCTGTTTGTATTATACAGCAGCACGTTACCCGCTCCGCTGAGTTGCGCGAGTATTCACCAAATTAGAATAAGATTTGCCGTGACCGCGATACATAATGCCATTGCCATTGTAAGGTTTAATGGATAGCTGGCACCTTTCGTCGAGTCCAGTATTGAATAATGTCAGCGTGTTACTTGGCTGAAGCAAAGGAAGCGATAATACTAATCCATCCTTGCCGGAAGAGAACGCCTTTCCACAGTCATCGTGGATAATAAACAAGTAATCCTCATCTAGCGGAACATGGTCAATATCGAGAATCGAAGTCTCATAACCACACTCCGCTAGAGAGAAACGCACTATGTAGCAACAGTCGGTGCAAGTGCGCCCGATACGTTAATCGCATCAGTGGCGAAACACTCGTAAGAACGACATGAGCCTGGGTCAACGCCGCCGATACCCGCTACAGACGAGCCGTAGAAGTTACGTACAAGAGCGCCTGTGCAAGCCGAAACAAGCTCAAGAGCCAAATCAGCCGCTTGGAGCTGCATCAAAGTACAATCCCTTACAGTCAGATTAGTGCAAACCTTGCCTGTAGGGTTATGAACAGGAGCAACGGAGAAATCACCGAAAATATCGCAGTTCTCAATAATAACGCCCTCAGAGACTTCGCTGAGTTTGATGCCGTCAGTAGAGCCAACAGCAGGAGAGGTTAGCTTGCAGCCAGAAACCACAACACGGTCACAATCGTTAGCAGAAGCACCGCCAACATCAATGCCCGTGACAAATTGACGAGCTGTAGCCGCTACGCGCGAACGACACTCAACATCGACGATCTGAATGTCGGAACCAGTGACCTCAACCATAATAGTATTATCATGCTCGGCCAACAGGAGAAAGTTTTGAAACACTGAGCTAGCACCTGAAACGATAATACTAGAGGCCACAGCCGATAGTGTAATCGTCGGTCTGAGAGTGCCAGCACCAAGACCAATGATAGCAACGCCCGAAACATCAGGGACTAGGCTAGTCGCGTTAGCAACAGTCTCAGTATAGCCAGGCATTACAAAGATAACGTCACCGCGAGCCGCGACACACTGATTAATAGCGTGGTCGATAGTCGCAAAGGGTCGTTGGTATGTGCCTGATTGAATAGAGGTAGAATCTTCGCCAGCTACTACACCAGAATCCCCACCAAGGCGCACAGAAGTAGAATTGACCCAGAAAACCTTGCCGGGATTAGTTGTAACTAGAGGGACACCGCGAACAGTGACCACATCCTTGAAACCATTTTGATAAGTTGAAATTGACATTTTATTTCCTGTAAACCCCTATAGGGTCCGTAGAATTTTTACAGTTCAATAAATAAAGGGGTTTTTACACCCCCATATTCTCTATGTACCACTACCAAAAGCAGCGCGTGGGTCAGTCAAGCCGTAAGACTTATAGAACATTCCTTTTGATCGGAAGTTAGAAGTACCAAAGTCATTATCTTGCTCAAACGTGTAGTCCATGCGGTTGAAACGGCAGAAGCCATTATCAACATTGGTTTTGATAAACCAATCTGTCGCAGAAGTGAAACGGTGATTGACGTGATAGCCATCTGGGAATATGTCCGAGATAGGGTTCACAGTCGCCGTGTTAGCTGAATTAGGCTCAAACCGTGACTTCAAGATCCGGTCTGCAATCCAGCGTAGCTGTCGAGGTATGTGCAGGCTTTGGGCCTTTGCATCGATCAACAGGTTAGCGCCATCGCGGTAGTCCTCAAGAGCCGTCAGAGCGTCCTCAATCGCAGCCTGACTAAGCGCTGTGAAGGATGCGTTACGGTTCGAGAATGTGCCGCCTTTGCCCAATACGTGAGCTGTGGAGAACAAGGGAACGCCATCACCAATGTTAGTGGTGTAGCCGTTATTGATCACGTCAGCCGCTAGCTGCTCATCGGTATGCTTCAGTGAACGACCAAGACATTTACCGGCTGTATTAACCAGGTCTTGATACTTGTTGTTCATCAAGGCTTCCATCGTAATGATGGTTCCTAGCGCATACACGTTATGAGTGTAAGTAGTAGTGAAGTCCTGCTTCTCGTTGTCGTAACCGATTGCAGTGCCTTCAGGCTTGAGAGCTGCAAGACCAGTACCGGACAACGAAACGTCTAGCTCGTATGCCTTGTCTGATTCTTTAGTCTCAAAGATTGCGTCTAGCTCCATTGGTAAATCTTCATACTCCAATGTCGCTACTGCTCGAATACCCTCTTGGAGCAATCGGGCGGTACTACCTTGTGTCTGAATTGACATCGCCATGATTATGAAACTCCAGTTGTGTTGTTGAGGTTGGTTAGATTAGAGGTGACAATCCAACGAGCGTTTGTGCCTACAGCGTTACCAGTTGAAGCGTCAAGCTCTACGAGCCTGAAAACAACAGTGTTGGACGTGGCTGGGGATGCAGATTGGATCTCCATTGCAGAAGCGCCGGTAACAGTGTTACCAGAGCCAACAGTGGCAATATCTACGTTCATCCCTATGTCTAGCCGAGACATTGAACCGCCAACAGAGTCCTCTTGAACCGAGCATAAAAGCCCGTCCATAGGAATGACTCGGCCAGTTCTCAGCGTACTAGCTACACGGTAGTTAGCAGAGGAGAGAGAGCCTTCGTCAGCAAAGTTAGGGTCTAGGGATACGAGAACGCCGTAAGGTCGATCACCTGCGGCGCATTGGGTTACTTCTGGCGATGTTGCATCTGCTGAGCCTGTGCCCGTCAGTTTTACAACGTCTCCAATAAAGCAGGCTGTACCAGTAGCTGCAAGGAATGAGCATTTCTGCGCCTTGCCGTGGTAGTCACTGCCGTCGAGTGTGCCAACGACTTGAAAACCGTTAGCTGCATCAATATTAGCCATGTTTGGCCTCCGAAAGTTAAAAGAATTATTACAACCTCACCGCTTTTGGTTTGGTTAGTTGTGTAATTCTCCGCTTTCGGAGGAATACTGATTTAAGCGCCGCTCTTGGGCTATATACTGTGATAATACACCATTATTTAGCGGAATACGCAATAGTTTCTTTAGGTATTACGCATTCACGCCAAATAATGAAGGTTTTAGCTATTTCTTATCTGATTATGCCCCTGTCCTCGGCCTCCAGCCTCTTCAAGATTGGGGGCGTATGTCTGAGCGTTCACATCGGATTGATTCGCACCACCGGACATAGCCGCCGCAATAGCTGCCTGTCGTTCGCGCTGAGGACCAAGTTTTACACGGTCATACTCTTCAGGCTCCATCATTAACAGCCAAACCTTAAAGGCTGTACCGTCTGACTCGCCACCGTGCCAATTCACATATTCCGAATCGCCCTTATCATTCAAGCCCTTGTAGATTTTACGCTGCTCTGACTTGCGCTCTACCGGAACCGCGCCTTGGTCAATCCACCACTGCACATCTCCATCCACGTCATTGATCTTCAAAAACTTCATATCGGGATGCAATGCCTCATAAAACGAGGAATCTAGCTTCATGTTGCGCGACAGGTTGGGCCGGACTGCCTTCGTGTTCTCGTTAGCCTTCCCGCCACCCACTGGCTGTCTTTGGTTCTTGTCTGCATTCTTATCAAACATAGTCTTATCCTTGTAGAAGTCGTTTCTTGAATTCTTCGGCCTTTGCAGGGTTCTTGAGCTTGATTGACTCGTACATCGCCGTAGCTGCGCTCTGATTGCGCGGATCTTCGGTATCATCAATCTTGAAGTCGCTCAGTTTCTTGTCATTACTGCCCTTGCCACCTTTGCCTCCACGGCCTGTACCCGCTCGGTTATTGCGAGGGCTTGCGAATAGGTCAGAGTTAAGCTCCTTAGCCTTTCTCAAGGCCGAGGCTAGGTTCTTAGCTATCTGCGCGTCCGTGATAGGTCTAGTGCCGCCACCTAAAGCGTCAATGCCCGCATCGTGGAAAGCAATCATGTCAGCGTGGAAGTCAGCGTTATAGTCGGCGCTATCCTTATCAAGAATAGGGTTATCAGCCACAAAAGACGTGATTACGGGGTTAATCTCAGGCGCTTTGGGTGTTTCTTTGGTAGCCAGAGAGTCTATCTCCCTCGACGTTTTAAGCGCTCCTTCTACGTCCATTTCGTCCTTTTGCTTGGCTAATTGCTCCTCAAGCTCAACCTTGTACGCCGCCGCCTGTGCTTTCCGAGTATCTTCAGCCGCACTGACCACATCGGTCAGCATGTCCTTAACGCCCCTTACATCGTCCTTCAGGGCTTTGTTGTCTTGGATAATGTCATACTGAGCCTTATAGGCGTTCTTACCTCGATAATCGTCAGGGTCTTTGCCTGCTGCTATCCAGTCTTCATATCCCATGTAGCCTGGAATCTCTTCGGGGGCTTCTTCTTCATTCTCTTCTTCGTCTTGAGCGGGCAATTCCTCCCCATCCAAGTCGTCGCTTTGGGCTTTCTCAAGGTCAGCCGTAATCTCTTCCATTGATCTACTCATTACAGCTCTCCTCATAAAATCCGATTATGTCTTCATCGTTTAGCAGCCGGTACATATTGCCGCTGCCCTTGGGTTCTTCGTCTGCCTTGCCTGCGTAGTTCTGATAGAGAACAACTTGACCGACCTTCGCCCATGCTCCAGTGTCTACAATGTGACTTCCCTTCCATGCAGCCCTGCCAACATCAACAATGATTCCGCGATCTGAGCCTCTAGTCTCACGCTCTAGCTGATCGTTAGACTTGGATTCAAAACCTAGCCTTTCGAGAGTTTCGAACTTTTCCTTATCTTCGCCAGAAAAGCCCTTATCAGCGGGAATGCAATAGACTTTTATGCGGTAGCCTGCGGGGTTCGATAGGCTCTTGTTGCAGATTTCTTTAGCCTTGGCGACTATCTCAGGAGTTATCTTCAGCATCGTCAGCCTCCTCAACCATCTGATAGTGATCAAACAGAACCTCTGGGGCCATAGACGCACGATAGCCTGTCTTCTGGCCCTCGTAGAATGAGAGCCTGTGACAAGTTAGGTCGTTATTTGTGGGGTCTTGAATCTGTCCAGAATTAACAATGTCTTCTACATCACTAACCTGATTCTCTAAGCACATCAGATGATACTTAGTTACGGGGTCATCAAGCCATATCTCGACTTGGGTCTTGCTTAATCGTTTGAATCGGTCTTCCATTTAACTGTCCTCCTTCGGACTCTATGAATTGATCTTCAATTCGTGTTACTTGGTTCAACGCATCGCCATAGCTTAGGCCAGCGTCCTTAACCAATTTTGCTAATGATTCGGCATAGTTCTTAGTAATAGTGGATTCGTCTAGGTCTGCTTGTAGACCCGCCTTCGTCAACTCAAGGGCAGAATCTCTTACCTGCTTTAACTTCTCAGCCTCATGCTTGAACTTCTCTAACTCATGCTTGGATTCATCAACAGCTATCTTTCTGTTCTCAAACTCCATAAGCATGGCCTCACGCGCCGCTTCTTTCTGCTTCGCTTCCTGTTCTTCAGGACTTGGGCCTTGTGGGGGCTCTGGTGCTAGTCGGTCAACATCGTCAGTGCCTAACGCTTCCATCAGGTCGATTGATGCCTGCCGAATATCTACAACGCTGCGCCCAACGCGCTCCATCTGCCCTAACGCTATGTCGTAGACGTTCTGAGCCTTGCCTACGCGCTCAATATCACTACCCTTTGACGGGTCAGCAACGAGGTTGACGTCGCAATCATCGGGGTTGAAGTCAGCCTTCATGTTGGCTTCTGTCGGTAAATCTAAGACTTTGTTGTACTTGAACGAATCGTGGTGCTTGAAGTTCAATAGCCCGATCTTCTGGAATTCCTTACGCTGTGCGCCATATACGCGCATGACAATAGAGTTAGGAGTCTTTAAGCCTTGCTGTAGTCGTGCCAAGTAAAGGCTTGCCGCCTCACCCGTTTGCGCCTCTACGTTATAAGCTGCCGTGGTCATAGTCCTGGCCGAGTCGATTAGAAATGACATAAGCTCAAACAGAGTAGACGAGGGGCCAGAGAAGGGAAGTTGTAAGACGTTTTGTTGTAGCGAGCCTTGCACGCCGCCCATCTCAACAGGGGTTAATTGGCCCATCTGCACGTCAATCGGGCCTGCTTGCTGTCTATTGCCTCGACCTTTGCCAATACCCATAGCGATTAAGCCAGAGTTAGCAGTCGTGAGATTGAGCGTTCCTGCGTCGATGTTGTCACGTAACAGCGTGTTAATGGCAGTAAACATAGGTCCGAGCAATATGCCCCATCCTACGCCCATTGGGCCACCTTCAGGGTCAGGAAGGAAGATAGTCTGCGTGTAGACTTCCTTATCCTCAATGCGTACCAGTGCGCCACCTTCGCTGTAGTGTATTAAGTCTTCGTCGTAATCAGGGTATAGGTAGACAATCTTATTCTTGGCTGGATAGAGAACAGCACAATAAGGCTCTTTGATGCCATCCTCGTCTAGGTCTATCCATGTATGTGCTTCGATGAAATCAAAGGAATGCTTATCATCTTCGAGGTCGTCCTCGTCAATATCCCATGCCTGGTCGCCGCGTATGTAGCCAATCAGCTCATTGCGTGAATAGGTCACTTCCTCAAACTTGTCAGGAGCCTCACTGAATGACTCGCAAGCCATGTCAAACACGATCTTGTCGGCCATCTTCAGGTCAGAGCATATCTTCTTGAGGTCAGAGTTGAAGTAAGTCTTCTTGTAGTACGTGCCAACACAAGGCAAGGCAAGTAGAGCTTTGTCGGTAGAATCGCGCCACAACGGCACGTCATTGGTTATTTGGTAGTTCGAATACTCTTCAACACGGCTAGCGCGGTCTTCTTTGACCTTCTCCATCTTCTCGACTTGCGCGTCATACTGAGCCTGAATCTGCTGTGCTTGCTCAGGTGGTGTGCCTTCGGGTATCTCTAGCTCTGGCACCTTGGCGCCGTTGATCTTCACGCTTACAAGGTCTTCGCTCCATACCAAATCAGGTACAGCGCGCCCATGAAAGTCTAGCATTGCCTCAAAGATATAAGGCAGCATCGCGACTGAAGCGCCGGCGAAGGGGAAGTCTTTGGAGTCTATGTCATTGCCTGAAGAGTCGGAGGGCTGCATCTTAGCCAGCATCAGCGCCTTGG